GCCGTGTTAACAGAAGTCCCTAGCTCTGTATCACTCTCAGGATCGAACCCTTTGATCGCCAATATTGGCTGGCTACCCACATGGATCGAATGGTGATAATCGCAAAACCGTTGACAATAAGCAATATTTAATTCAGCAACCTCTAGTAGCGGTGGTTTACTCATCAAAGTAGCAACCCGATTTGAATAAACCGTTATCAGTGGGATCTCATCAATACTTGTCTTACCAGCAGCCTGGATACTCCAACCAGCATTCTTACTATCTGTACTATCTCGCCATACCTCCCAGCTACCAGCTCTTAAAACCCTAATCTGATCTACTACCTCCTCTCCAAACTCCCCACGGGGAACCGATACAGTCTCGGTATATCGAACCATCTCCAAGGATCCAGCTGCCCTATTACCAGCAGTACGCCAGCCCTTAACCTGTTGAGCACTAACAGAAGCAAGATATGGTTTATCCGCTCGATCACGCTCCTCCCTTAAACTTCTGGCTGGATTAGCACCTGAATAATCAACCAAAATTGACGTATGCCCATATAACAACGATTCCACCAACGACTTACGACAGAATTCATTAAGCGGTGTACCATCACCAGTGACATCCTTTGACCATTCCAACCAGTAATCCTGATCGCCTCCCTCAAGGTGAATCCCCTTCCGTAAAATCGTGCCTGCAGCCTGTGAGGCAAGACGTTGAACAAACGGCGGAAGCGTAGCGTGGAATATCCTTCTGTTATAAGCATCATCGTCTTCTCTAGGCTCTCTTGGAATGATCTGCTCAGCGTAACTACGAATAGTATTCGTCCCACCAACACAAATATTGATCGGCTCCCAATAAGGCATCATCCCTAATACAGCACTAGATCTCGCACTAGGATCCTCTGTAGCAGTAGAAGCAGGACTACCCTCTGTTACGTCACCAGTTAAACCACCAAGATTAACAAGGGAAGAATTCGCATTAACCACCCCCCTCCCTGGATAGGTAGAGCCGCTGATGGTTGTCATAACTTTACATACGTTGCTTATTCATAATCATAGGCTAAGCTAACCATGCAGCTCACAATTACTCCGGTGATAGAGCCTGTGTAGCGTCGAGCCGGGACAAGCCTCTTCGGATGCCCCTGATGAGATTAAAGCCAAACCCGGATCGGCATCTTCGGAGGTCCCGGCTGAGGCCCACTACTCACCTCATTGGCTTTACCAGCCCTTCATTGCCTCCAGTGCGCACTGGGGGTTTTGTTGTATCATCCGTTTTTACACTTAACCATGCGATACCCTTGGGAAAAAAAAGAACACCTCTCTCATGAAGCAGTCCTGGATATCTACAATGCAAAATTAACACCACCCTTTTTTAGTAAAGAAAGTCGTGAAGGTACAACTACCAGAAAAGCATTAGCAGCTAAACATGACACCAATGAACATAACGTAAAAGCAATCAGATATGGTACTCGCTGGGCTTGGTTAACTGGTGCTGATAAACTCAATAAATCCTGATCGTTGAACCACCCGCTGACCATCGCTTCAATGGTGCTAAATAGCTAATCGCATACCCAATCGCATCCGCTGGTCCTGATATATCCTCCTTACCACCTATACCCTTCTCTGGCTTACCAGTACGATCATACGCTTGCTGCTCAAATGCTTTAATCAAATATTGACAACGGTTATGAACCTTTAACCTATTAGCCATTAACAAGACATTAACACAATTAACACGATCTGATATCTGTGGATTAGAAGTCTGTACCTTCACAATTAACTTACCCTTCTTAAGTAAACTCAAGTCACTCTCACTAGCATTAGTAGTAGTCCGTTGCTTAGAAGCTGCATCCGGTATAGCAACTAGGTTCTTACCCTCTAATTGTTTCTTATATCGATCAGTACATTCCCTTACAACTGCTGGTGTATCCTTTGGATAAAATTCATCGATCACATGGAACTCATCTCCCCTCCTGACCATCGCAATACAAAAACATGCACCTACGTTAAAATCCATCCCAACAAATATCCTATCCTCTTCCTTCACTTCCTCATCTGTCCAATGGATATCCCTATCGAAATGTGAGTAAACAGTAGTAGCAGTTAAATTAGTAAACTCTCCATTGATATAACTAGCAATTAAATTATTATCATAGTTCTGATACAAGCTATCGACAAAACCTTCTGGTAAATGTGGGTTATCTGTAGTCTTTGCCTTTATTAACCTCCTATCCTTATTGTCACCATTAGATATAAATGTGTTATACATCCACTTATAACCCTCCGGTGTACTAGCTACAGCTAACTGGGGATTATCACCTCCCCTTAACCTCGCTAAAAACATCTCCCCCGCTCTCTGTGCTGTCTCCTGTGGACTTGTATCAATCTCATCAGCTAATATAAAACTAAGATTCTGTCCCCTAATCCTATTCCATGTCTCTGTAGCCCTACACAATAAAGTCGTACTACCCTTCTCTGTATAAACAATATACTCCGGTTGTGGACTAACCCTAAAATCATGCTCGATCCCATACTCCTCTAAATATTCATCGAAACTTCTCATCCATACGTCCCTTAATAAAATATGCGTTGGCTCGAATACTGCCCCAACAGTACCTACATTCTGCATACACATCCGTACTGCCTTACAACATAATGCCCTAGTCTTCCCAGCTCCAAACCCTGCACACATCCCTAAAATTAAATGCTCCTCATCTTCTACAAACTCCCGCTGACTACTTAATAAACCTTCTCGCATCTTCTCCCATAACTCCTCATCCTTTAATTCACTCCTTGTCCCACTACCCTTCTTACCCTCTAATACAAACCCATCGTCAATATGATTCAATAAACTCATTACCCTAAAATCCTTTAACTACCTACCTCTTATAACATCCCATAACCCAAAAAAAAACCGGGCTATAAAAAACCCGGCCCCTGTTCCCATCCATATCCTACTTACCTATTCTTATTATCTCCCTCTAACCCTGTTAACCTCGCAATACCAGCTACAGCCCCTAATGCACTACTTAATTGATTACTCTCCTGGGCCTTCCTTAAAATCTCAGCGTACGTCGCCATAAGCTGCGCAGCTAAAACCTTCCGATCCAAAGTCTTTACGTCGTCCTTCAACATCTTTCTCGCTGCTGCAATCCGCCCCTCAGCTGTCCTCCTAGCCAACCCATGCCGCTCCGCCATGATCCTGCAGATCCTGTGCGTAGCCTGACCTACAACCAACATGTCCCTTACCTCACAGACCTGCTCGTAGATCTCCTGGTGGCTATGACCAACCCTCTCACCTCCCCTTCGGCCCCCGCCCCCTTTCTCTACTTTCATTAATCACTAGCAGCTAATTAAGTATATCCACCCTGATAACTCTCCTACACGTACCTCTTGATCTGTTGACCCCATTGTAATAGGGTTTCCCAGGATCCCTTGCCTGGGGGTAGGGCTGCGTACCTGTGTTTACGACAGTTGCGCAAGTCATACCAGTGATTCTCAGCAGACCCCTTGGTCAGTGGACACAAGCACAGAAAAAACCCCGGCGGTGAACCGGGGTGAGTCATGTCTAGGGGTGAATGTTCCTGGTGGTGAATGGGCTGGACTGAGTTGTGAGTCTGGAGGGTGGTGGGGGGGTGCGATTAGTGAAAGAGATCAATGCTCAAACGGTGGCAAGTGCGTAGGCGATCAAGTGAGTTTTACGTGTGCGTGCCTTTAGTGAGAATTGCTGGCGAATTTGAGCGTTAGTGAGAGTTTGGAGTTGTGTCGCGAGATGGTAGAAGGGTTGGATAGCTGGTGCTGTGGCTGGTGCTGTGGCTGGTGCGGGTGATTTGTAGGTAAACAGGTTTCCGACCTGGTGGCGTGCTGTGTTGAGTGTTGAGAGGATTTCTCGGCGATGATTGTAGGTGTATTCTGTGAGCTTGTAGAGGGCGTAGCAGGAGAGACCGATTAGCTGAAGCGTGACTTTGAGAAGGCGGACTGTGTGTTGGTGTAGGTGAGTTTTGTAGAATTTACCAGTGATGGTACCGGCTCTGAAGACTTTACCCGTAATAGTCAGTAGTACATTTATACTAAAGACGAG